AGCATGGTGATCTTGGCGGCGCCGGTGATGTCGGGTACGTCGTTGGTGTCGCGACCGAGTTCTGCTGCGAAGCTAGCGCGGTCAGCGTAGGCTTCCTCTACAACGGTGTCATAGTAGCCGAGACGGGCCAGCTCTTTAGTGATGGTTGGAGTAACGCCGGAGAAGCCGCGAGGAGCGACAGCAACCACATACATGGTCACAGCGCTGTACCTCCGCGTGCGACCATCCATCAAGGCGTCAATCTTGAAGCCTTGTTCGTCAGCAAAGACGACTTGAGTGGTGCCAGGGCCAGCAAATCCTGGATAACTGGATAACATGTGGACATCAGCGTCGAGCCCAATCTTTCGTGCATTCGCTTTAGTAAAGCTGAAAACGTCACGGGGCTGCGACTGGTGAATCCCGTAAATAGGATCAGCCATGGTAGTTCCTTTGCAAAGGGGTCAGGCATAGATTGCCATAAAAAAGGAGGGCATATAGCCCTCCCGCTTGCCAATGGTCAAGAAACTGATCAGCGTGGGAACTTCTTCAGGTGATCATTCAGATCATTCAGAGCCAGTTCGACCAGCTCGTTATCAGGAGTACCAGTCTGGTTGCTGAGAGCTACGACCCAGTAGGTAGCGCCGTGCCCAGTGTAAATGCCAAGCTCGTTGGTGATAGCCTGAGCCTCCGTGTCGTCAACCACGCCACCATGCTGCTGGAAGCCCCAGTAGTAATAACCAGGCTCGCTTGGATCGGTCACAGCATCTGCGATGTTGAAGGACAACACAGTGCCAGCCTGCGAGGTGAAGGTAATGGTGTTGTAATCGGTATTGGCTTGGGCGTAGTTAGGGAACTGGACCCTCAGGAAGAACTGATCAACACCAGTCCACCAGGAGGGACGCCTCTTGCCCAGCCAGAACGGACCGCCGATCTCAGATCCAACGATGCCGAGCCTCCAGGGCACATAGTAGATCCAGTTATATGTTCCAGCGCCATCCCAGTTAACAGAACCAGCTTGGAGGTAGACTTCCTGGTAGTTGGTGCCAGGGCCAGAAGCGGACATGCCTTCCAGAGCAGCAGCTGCCAGCTCAACAGAGCCAGCGACAGCAGCGTTCAGAGCATCCTGCCAGAAGGCAAGCTTTGCTTGGATGGTAGCCAGGTCCAGATCCTGTGCGTGGTAGTAACCAGCAACGGCTGCCTGCATCTTGTCCAGGACAGCACGGTCGGCGATGATATAGGGCTGCATGGCGCGAGCCTGTGCAATCACACCCAGGCTGGTCACATCGTTGAAGATACGGCCAGTGGAAACCACTGCAGCCTCTTCCCGAGTCAGGATGACGGTGTCGGTGTGGTTGACGTGCTCAATATCGGTCCCGTACAGGTACAAGGGATAAGCAGGGTTCGAGGCGATGGTTGCATAGCCTTCTTCACCAACATGGTGGCCATCAGTATCCAAGAAGTACTGCTTCTTCTCGGGAATTGAATCGTAGGCGGTCTGGTCAATGAAGTTGAGCCCAGCATTCTCGATGAACACGCGAACTTCGCGCCCAGTATCCTGGGCCTTGAAGGAGATCGCATTGCGAGGATAGGTGTCAACCACATCAGAGATCTCTGAAGCAACCAGGGGGGACTGATCCACACCAGCATACTGGCGCTGTCCAGTCAGGACCTGGTAGACCTGAGCGTCAGCAAAGTTAGGGAAACGAGCCTCGCGAGCACTCTGTTCGGCAACGTCGTAGCCGAGGCGGTTCAGGTAGACGTTGACGTCGTTGATCTCTTCGACCAGTTCTGGGGTGTTCTCGAACTTGGCTCCAATGAGACCGACAATCTCAGCGGCAGCCGCGTCCAGGTCAGCTGCGCCGAAGCTGGCGATCATGAAGCAGACACCAGTCGTGGTGGCAAGCTGTCCGCTAAGAGCACCCTCGCGAACATACACAGGCTTGTCAATAACGACCAGCTCAATGCCGTCGAGGATGCTGTCAGGGTCAGTGGTGTAGCGAGCGTCCTGAAGCATCAGGGCAGGCTGCTCTTTGCCTGCAACGACTTCCCGAGCGCTAACCCGTTTTGCGATATTTCTGTCAGCCTTGATCGCCGCGAAGAGATCCCTGGGCTGACCGGCGTGTTGGCCAAACACTTTGGTCATGATGAGTAAACAGTGTTACCTCATAGTCTTCCGCCATTAAAAACCCCCTTGCGGGGGCCCTTGAGTATTCAGTTGGTTAGCTGGATCAGCGGCGGCGGTCCTTTTGGATAGCTTTCCAGGCCTCCTCTTCGGTGCGGAATGTTCCTAAGTACCTCTTCCTACCTCCCCGGCCAGATCCTGGTACGTGGTACTGAGCCATCCACCGCCCAGAGGGTAGCAAGTAAACTCCAGGATACTTGGATGTGCCACCCCGCCAGCGCTGGTTCTGACTCTGAAGAAACAGATCAGCCAGGCGCAGGTTCGAGGGGCCATTGCTGGATTTGTCGCGATCCTTGTGGTCGACCGTCAAGTGCGGATCTTGCTGATTCTCCAGCGCCCACACAACTCGGTGGCACCTATAGTCCTTGCCCTGCATTCGGATCTTCCAGTAGCCCGCTTGCCCAAGGGAGCCAGCCATTTGACCAAGCATGTACTTCTTGTTGCTGGCAGGGGCTTTCTTCCAGCGCAGTCCGCTACCAAGCTCGGGAGCTAGCTCTAGATACTCGTTGACCCAGTCGAGAGGGATAGAGATGAAAGGCATTGTCGTTAATTCGTGGGTCTAGAAAAGGGGCTCAGTGGCCCCTTGACTATATTCAGTTTATCGTGCTAGAGATCAGCCGCGGCGTGGGCCGTCGACCAGCTCATAGAACACGCCAGCAGTGGTGGAGGTGGTAACAGCGTAGGAAACGTTGTTGTCAGCGTCGCACAGGGCGCCACGGATGTGGGCGATCACCACGCCGTTGGGGTCAGCGTCAGCGCTGTCGAGGACCACGGTCTGGCCGCCGAGGGTCACGGTCAGGTCGGAACCGGTCACAGCCAGGCCGATCAGACGGATGGTCTTAGCGTGAGCCAGGGTGGTAGCAGCGGCGGTAGGGGTCACGGTGATTTCGCACTCGGCGTCGAGATTAAAACCTTCGCGAGGGAACAAGCCTTCGGAACGTGCAGCCATGATAAACTCCTTAAAGTGTAGAGGTGTTAAGGTCGGGCCTTACCGGAGCGAAGCCCTTTCAATACTATGATACCCAAACCCATTAAAAAAGGGGCCCGAAGGCCCCAGGAGATCTAGCTAGTTAGATCAGGCAGGATCGATAGCAGCGTTGAAGTCAGCGATACGAGCAGCTGCACGGCCGTTGATCAGGGCCAGGCCACAGTACCACTCAACACGGGTGATCAGCTGAGGAGCACCGTGATCTTCGCCGAGTTCGCGCACGCCCACGCCACCGTTCTGGATGCCGGTGAGGTGATCGTTGCCGAAGGAGACGACGTAAGCGTCCTGGGAGGTCACATCGCTATCGAGGATAGCAACGTTCTTGTGGTCGCGATCCAGCTCGAGCACGGGCAGACCCATGTAGGTCAGCTGCTGGTAGCCGAACTCAGAACGCACGATGTCGATCTGGGTGTTGGTGCGGGCCTGACGGCTCAGGGCACGACGACCAGACTTGGACATAACGATGTACTTGCGGCCGCCTTGTGCGTCCACGTTATCGATGGCTTCGTCGAGGGTGCCGAGGCTCAGAGCTTGACCAGCGCCGGTTCCGTTCTGGAAGTACTGGCTGGAGCCGTCCTGAATGCGAGCGGCCAGGCCGTCGAACTCGGAGGGGGACTGGTTGGAGTCGCCGTTGATGAACAGAGCTTCCCAAGCCATGCGCATTGCGCGGACGCGGGACTGCACCTGATAAGCCTTGGCTTGAGCGCCTTCGAGGGCCACGATAGCGCGGTCAACCTTGATGTCGCCACCGAAGAGCTTCAGGCTCTCGGACTGCTGGCTAACTTCAGCATAGCTCTCGGCCAGGCTGCCGTTGTAGTTACGGAATCCGACATCGGGCAGGCTCTCTTCACGCTTCCAGAAAAGGCCGTTGCCTTCGATGTTGCGGAAAGGGAGAACAGACATGAGCTGACCAGCGGCCAGTTCGGTCACAACAGCAAGCTCCTGAGGAGTGCGTGCGTGCTTTTGTGCTTCTAAAAG